GATGCCGTCGACCTCGCGCATTTCGGCGTGGTGGATGTGACCACACACGACGCCGTCGAAACCGCGGCGGCGCGCCTCGGCGGCCAATGCGAATTCGAACCGGTCGATCGCTTTCACCGCCTCCTTCACCTGGCGTTTCAACCAGGCCGACAGCGACCAGTACGGCAGACCGAGACGCCGCCGCGCACTGTTGAACCACCGGTTGACCACCAGCGCGCTGGCGTAAGCCCAGTCACCCAACAGCGCGAGGAATTTGGCGTAGCGGACGACGTTATCGAATTCGTCGCCATGTATGATCAGCAGGCGCTTGCCGTCGGCCGTGACGTGCTCCGCATCCCGGCATAACCGAATGCCGCTGATATCGACTCCGGCCGGCAACCAGGGGCGAAACATTTCGTCGTGATTGCCCGGGATATAAGTCACTTTGGTGCCGCCGCGGGCGTGCCGCAAAATTTGCAGCAGCACCTCGTCGTGATTAGCGTCCCAATACCAGGATTTACGCAACCTCCAACCATCGATGATGTCGCCGACCAGAAACAAATTTTGCGCACTGCTGCGGCGAAGAAAGTCGGCGAGGAAATCGCCGCGGCAACCGCGCGTCCCTAAATGGGTGTCGGAAATAAAGATGCTCCGATATTGGGCGCGGACGCCGAATCCGGAAGCGGAGAGAAGCGGTGCGTTCATTAATATGGAGCACATACCGCGACGCCCGCGCCGCGTCAGTGAAGTTTCGATGACCAGACGAAAAATCCACACCCCCGGTCGAAGTCATAAATTTGTCAAGAAACGGTCACGAAAGCGTTGCGCGGCGGTGGCATCGATACAACCTTATGTTGCGGCCGGCTGTGGGATTCGCGCTGGCACCCTGAAAGGCCAGACTCGGATGGTCATTGTATTCAATCCGGTCGCCGGGCGGCGGCGCGCGCATTTGCTCTGGCGTGTGCTGGATGTGTTGGTGGCGAATGGAGTACGGCTGGAACTCGCGGAAACCTGCCGGGCCGGGCATGCCGAATCGCTTACGTTGGAGGCGGTGAAGCGCGGCGAACCCATGGTTGTCGCCGCTGGTGGCGATGGCACGATCGCCGAGGTCGCCAATGGCCTGATGGGTACCGGGGCGCGGCTCGGCGTCATTCCATTGGGCACCGCCAACGTACTGGCCCATGAACTGGGCTTGCCATTTTCGCCAAAGGCGGTCGCGGCGGCTTTGGCATTCGGGCGAACGACCACATTGTGGCCCGGCGTCGCGGCGTCAGCCAACGGCAACCGTTTGTTCGTGCAAATGCTGGGCGTCGGCTTCGATGCGCACGTCGTGCATCGTGTATCGTTTCCGATGAAGAAATTGCTCGGCAAAGGCGCCTACGTGTTGCGTTCGTTGGCGGAATTGACGCGGTATTCCTATCCGCCGATCCGCGTGCGGCTCGATGAAGTGGAGACGCGGGCGGCGAGCGTGATCGTGTCGAAGGGCCGATTGTACGGGGGCAGCTTTCGGCTGGCGCCCGACGCAGTGCCGGGAGAGCCGGGCTTCACCGTCGTATTGTTCGATCGCGGCGGCCCAGGAGCGGCGATGATGTACGGCGCGGCGTTGCCGTTGAACCTGCTGGGGCATGCTCCGGGCGTGCGGCGGGTGCGGGCGAACCGGGTCGATTTCATCGGCAACGCGCCGGTGCCGGCACAGGCCGACGGCGATCCGGCGGGGTGCGCGATTACCTCGGTCACCAACGCGAGAGCGCCGATTCAGGTGGTGGTGGGATAGGGTCCAGAATCCCTGTCATTGTGAGAGTAGCGAAGCTCATTGGCCTCACTGATGGAGATTGCTTCTCTCCATCATCTCCCGCTCTCGTTAGTGACATGGCGTGACAGCCCATGACAGAAGCCAAGTTCCTATGGAACTTCCCTCGATTTCACCTAACACGACGTTATAACAATTTGCCACGGAATGACCCCTCGTGACAGCCCATGACAACCCTTCCTTGTGGACGTTTTGTGGACATGGCGCTTGACAGCCTGGCTCGGAAGAGCGAGTCCAGCGGCACCGAAACGCACACAAGGATTTCCGCCATGTCCGGCTTTACCATGAAATCAGTTCTGACCATCAAGCCAGAGTCCGGCGCCTCGGTTGGCAAGCTGAACGATCCCGCCACACCGGGCTTGTATCTTTTCATCCGTGGCAAAAGCCGGTCATGGATTTTTCGCTACATGCGCCAAGGCAAGGCGAAAGAGATCAGCTTGGGAAGCCTTCGCACCGTCAGCCTTCAAGAGGCCCGTGACAAGATCATCACCATGCGGGCGGCATTGATCACCGGCCAGCCGGTGACCGCTCCGGCGCCAGTTCAGACCGCTCCCGTGATCAGCTTCAAGCAAGACGCTCTGACCTGGCACGCTCGCAAGACTCCGGGTTGGGATGACCTTTATGCACGGAAAGTGATCAAGGCACTTGAATTGCATGTGTTCGATAAGATCGGCGCCACGGCGACCGATAGCCTGACCGCTTGCGATATCAAGGCGGTTATCTCGCCGCTCTGGACATCGGCGCATGTGACCGCTCGCAACGTTCTGGGTTGGGTTTCCAACATCGTCAAGCATGCGGCCCATGTTCGTGGTTTCGCTCCGGTGGCCGCTGAAACGGTGCTCGCACACCTTGACGATATCAAAAAGCCGGATGCGATCCATCGCACTGCGGTTTGCTGGAAAGCCGCACCCGCATTGTTCACCACGCTGGCAGGTATGGACACCATGGCGAGCAAGGCACTTCGGTTGCTGATCTTGACCGGCACACCTCGTGCGGCGGAAATCATCGGCATGGATCGGTCAGAGATCGACGGCGCCGTGTGGCATTGCCCGCCGGAGCGGTTGAAGTCTGGCAACCCGGCGGGACTCGACCGGCCATTGACCGGCGCCGCTCTGGACATCATCGCCACGCTTCCCGCCAGCGGCCCGTTGTTCCCCGGCATGGGTGCCGGTGCGATGCAGAAAGTTTTGAAGTCGCTCGATGGCGGAATGACCCACGGCCTCCGGGCAACGTTTCGCACTTGGGCGAGCGAGCACGCCACCACCGTACAGGATCATGATGCCGCTGAAATCAATTTGGATCACAAAATCGGCAACCGAGTCCACCGGGCATATGATCGGGCGGACATGCTCCCGCAACGCCGGACCATGTTGGATCGGTGGTCAGGCTTCCTGACCGCCTGACAAGGCGCCAGAGGCGGCGCACAAAAAACCCCGGTCAGTGTGGCCGGGGTTTTTTCATGCCTTGTGCGAGGCTCAGCCGGTCAGCAATCCATCGCCCGGTTGCATAGCGCATCCATGATTTCCGCCGTCAGGTCGTGGCGACTATCGGCCACGGCCAAGGCATCGGCGGGACTCATTTTCTCGATGATGCGTGACACGGTTTCGGGTTGGCTGGCGATCTTTAGCAGCCGAATGAATTTTTCACATTCCGGCGATTGCGGTTTCGGCAACCGGCGCAATTCTTCGGCCCTATATGCTTCGCCCGCTTGCTCTTTCGTATCGAAATATCCGAGGAATTGTTGCCCGTGGCCGGTTTCGGCTTTAATGATCGCCCGCCATTTTTTGTTGGCGCTCAGCCAATAAACCCCAACGATTCCCGATTGAACCGGACTCCGATTGTAGCCCGCCGCCAGACTCCACGCTGGATTGGCCTCGATGATGCTATCCCGAAAAGTGAAATCAACCCGCATGTAGCGGCGGAACACTTCGTCATCGTCGGGCATCGGCTCGCCAGCCCTCGCACGTTTCCAATATGCGAGCTTCGCCACCCTCGCTTCCGCCACGCCTTTACCGTTGGCATGGCCTCGCTGGCGCAAGAGCCATGCCGGATTGGCCTCGCCAATGGCGGCGGCGAACACCGGATCACGAGCACACCATTGCCGAAATGATGCGGTGTTCGGCCTCGGTTTTCCAGCCGCTGCATCGGCAATGGTTTCACGCTTCGCCACTTCGGTACTGCGATGGCGCCGTTTGACGGGCACCGGCTCGGGCGGATCGGTCAGGTATGAATTAAGTTCGGGGAAGTCTCGTTGCCAATTATGATTTTCCATGACTCACGTATAACGCACTGCGCTATCGGTTTTCAATGTTTGTCGCCGGTCAGGTATCGGAAACGACGATGGTTCGATTGATTCGGATCACCTCAAAAATCTTCTCCCGGAATGCCTCGATGGTCGGCGCCTGGATGCAGGCGAGAGACTGATCACCACTAAACGAAACGAAATGATCATCCTGCCATTCATACGTTCCCACGACGATCCCGGCACCGTCCCCCGACAAGCCCACCAGGCCGCTGGTCATCATCATGGCGCCACCGGTTGCGCCAGCTTCGGTATGTTCGTCCGTCATGTAGAAAACCCATGCCATCGTTTAACCTTTCAAGTGCGAGGTTCAAGAGCCTTATGGAACGGTCATAAAAACATCCAACGCAAGACCACCAGGGCCACGATGACGACGAGCCAAACCTTGAACATGGTTCAATCTTTCGTCACGAACCGGTCAGATCGTTGATCAATGTTTTGAGCTTGGCAATGCAACCGGGCTAAAGCGCAACCGAAACCGGAAAACGTGGCTGGCGAGCAGCGGTATCACGATATCGACATAAACCCGTTCGTGATCGCTACCGACCTTCAACACGTCGTCCACTTGAACCTGGTGAAGTTCAGGCATGTTTCAACCTTTCATAGGTACGCCGACGTTCGGGCACGATTCCATGTGTTCCCTCACGCTGGCGAGGATCACCAAGGTTCTGCCTCTACTTTTTTTCGCCTCGAAGTCGCCATCACTGAGGCGCCGATAGATCGTGCGCACCGACATGCTTAGCATGATGGCCGTGGCCTTCGTCGTCATGAGCGGTGGATAGATTGAAAAATCAATCATTGTCATTCGGGGATGAACTCGGTAAGGGAGTTTAAGGGGATCGGTTGCGGCCCTCTATCGGGTGGGGGCTACATCCCGCCATGGCCTTGCGTTTAACCGTGCGACACGGAACCATGAAAACCGCAACCGACACGGGAGATATGGGAATCCCCATATCAAACTTTAAGGGATCGATCCCTCACGCTTTGACGACATTCAACATCGCCTGGAACCTGCTTTCTTCAAAGCCAAGCCAGAATGATGTCGCAATGTTGAACACCGCCGTTGCTCGCTTGTTGCCCAGCCGCCTGATACTGAAAACCGGTCCCAAGATCGATCCGAACTGAGTGAACGACACCGCATGATTCCGATCCGACACCATCGCCTCGCCCTCCTTAAAAATGCCTTCCAGGAATCGAAGACTCGGAGCATGGTCAAGACGCATACAGGCGAGTTGATCGAACGACCCGACGCCATAGCGGTACACCTCCCGTGTCAGAGAGATCGTCATTGCGGCCCATGCCGGACGCTGATCGTACTTCCGCAGGCTAAAGCGCAGCGATGACAGCCCGGTGTCACCGTGCAACACGATATCAGCCGGGAACTCGACCGCCACGGGCGCCAGAGCCGGTCCAGGCGCCTCGATGACCTGCGGCGCCACATTGCCCGGCAGGACCATCAAAGGGCAGCCAGGCGCCATCCCCACGACCTTGGCAGGCTGGAATACCGGATCAGCCCGGCCCAACATATTGAACGGCGGTCCCATGCAAACGATCCCTCGGGTGAAAGCCGGAATCTGGCGTACGGGCCGGGCGGCGTCAATGGCGCTGAAGTGAAACCCAGATAATCCATATATAGCAGCCGTTCGTTGCTCGGTTGACAGATAATCATTACCTGGTAAGGATCGCAACCCATTAATCACAATCCCGTTTCCATATCTTCCGGGAACGCAATCATTTTGCCACCCATTGTAAGGAATTGTAACGGAACGGCCAATCGGCATTGACCTTGCCCGGCCCGGTGCGGATGTTGGCGCCATGCCTGACGATCCCGACGACCTGAAACCGATTCAATCGGATATGAGCAACGTGCCCACCGTCGAGTCTATCGTCGGCGGCGGCGCCGCACGGGCGAGGGATTTTAAGGAACACATGGCGAAGCATTCCGCCGCACTGTTTAACTTCTGGATGGCACAAGCTCAGGCCGTGCATGACCTGGTGCGGTTCCATGACATCCATGGCGAAGGGAAAGGCCCGAATAGCCTGGAAACCCACGCCAAGAAAATGGGCATGAGCTATCGGACGGCCCGGTTGATCGAAATAATCGCCATCGAAACGGATTTGATCACCGGAGAGATCAAGAAACTCATTCGCAAGCAGGCGGACAAATTCAAGTACCCGACCCGAGCCAAGATGCTGGAATGGGCGAGAGGCAGCGCAAAGCTACCGGCCCCCAATGCCCTCGCAATCTTGCGTCGGGAACTGGCCGAGCTTAGAGCCGAAAACAAATCGCTTCGAGCCAAGGGCGACGCACCAGACAAGGCGCCAGAGGCGGCAACATCCCAGACCGGTCAATCATCGGCCAACGATTCTAAAGCCGCTGGCGCCGGTCCCAAGGCGATAGCATGGGCTGATCGAATCACCACACCGGGACGAATGACGGCGGCGTTCAATGTCGCTACCAAAACCCTACCGTCAAACATGACGTGCGCCGATGTCCGGGACCGATTGATGCCGGTGTGGGACCGGGTACCGGACGGGATCAGCCGCAAGGCCGTCGTGGCGAAGTTTAAGCGTATGACAAGCGAATTCAGCAAGGCACACGCCAGAGGCACCTCGCCCAATCCGTTAACAATGGGCCAAGAGCGGCCCGTTTTTCGCACCGAAGGAGAATGGCTCTATGGACCGCCCGTGCATGATGGTTGGCTGATCCTGCCATACGGCGCTTGGCCAGGCGCCGCTCGCAAGCCGTCATCATCGGAAACCAAAGCGTCCGTGCAACGAGTTAAAGCCAAACTGCTAAAGGATTTTTGAAAATAAAATCACTTGACAGTTTCGCTCACATAATGGTTGCAATCATCCATAGACATTGTGTAGAATATGATCGTGTGGATTCTCCGCACCGCAGAACACGAAGCACAACATGGATCAGACCCAACAAATCATTAAACGAATTCATACCGACCTGGACGACCTGATTTCAATCATCTCGACGCAAAATTCCGATATCGACGCCTTGATGATAGACAATGAACGGTTGCGCAATGCCGTCCCGAAGCCGCCTCGCAGTGTCATCGGCGCCGACACGAAATATGCCGCCATGGCCAAACTTGAAGTCAGCGAATCGATCTTTCTGCCAGGCGTCACGATCAACCAGGCGTCAAGCGCAGCGTGCTATCTGAAGAAGCGGTACAATCCGCACCTCAGATTTGGCAACAATGTTCAAACATTAAATGGAATCCACGGCATAAGGTGCATTCGCATCGCTTAAGCAACAATAAGAAACGGAAACGAACACATGACCATCCACGACACCCAATATTTTCTCGATGAGGTTGCCGACCAGGCACCCGACGCATTCAAGAGCCTGATGAACGGCATCGCTGAACATTTCAGCCTCTATGGTTCCCTAACCCAGAAACAAAGGAAAGCCGTCCACGTGACCGCATCCAAATTGAATTTGATTCCGCCCGATGACCTGAGTAATTTCGCCGCCGAGGAACCGATCCGGGAATACCATTCCGATCCATCGGCCAAGGCATTGCTCGATAACCTGGTGAACAAGACCCGACCCGCAGTCAAGGAAACGATCATTCAAAACCCGTTCGCTGATCTTCTGCTCGACCTCGCCCAGGTACTCGTCAACCATGCGGAGAAAATTCGATGACATTTGAACTCGATGAAACCGAGGAAGTCACCGAACCCGAATTTGATCGCCTCTTGACAGAGATCAAATTCATCACGATCCTCCGCTTCAAATTCACGCCCGAGGAACTTAAAATCCTTGGCGGACTTCTGACCGGCATTGATCCCGACCTATATGCCGATTTGATGCGGTCAGTCGAATTCTGAAACGAAAAGAGCCGGTGCGATTTGGACTCCGCACCGGCTCGACAGACTTGGAAACACATGAACAAGCGCAATATGCCACCACACGATCACGATTGCAACCTAAACTTAAACTTGACCTTGACCATGGGAATCAATTACATTGCCTAAATAGATGAACTGGTGACGCAGCATCCTCGGAATCGGTTTTGTTTTAGCGGCGAAAGCAAATCAAAACCCAATAGCCCGGCTAGGTTGCGTCACCAACCTAACCGGGCTTTTCTTTAAGCCCCACACCATAGCGCAGGGGCTTATAGGTATCACCCCGTACCAAATCTTAAACCGGGAGTCAGACCGGCGGTGGGCAGCAGCGCAAGCGACAGGATGGACATCCGATGCAACGGCAAGAAAGCATTGCAGTCGGAGTAACAGCGGCCTGGCATTCAAAATGCGAATCAACTAAAACGCCCAAAACAAGACGATGGCGCTCGCTCTGAAATTGCGAACCATCGACGATAGGCCAGTCATTCTCGGCCAGCTTATCGGGATACTAAACCGAGTTTCGATCCCCGGAAATTAAACAGGACCACCATGCAATAACACGGCATGACCCTTGAAGATATGGACCAGATCGAGGATGACGTTCCAATGCCGGTAAATGGACTCCACCGGCTTCCATCATGTGCCAACACGACGATGTGACAGGAACGAGAGAAAGCGAAACAACCCATACGGTTATACGCATCAATCCTCCCATGGAATGACCATCATGCTTTGATGGTCATTCCGTGGGGGGATGAAAGCATTGTCCCACCGATTGCCGCAACCCACCCACGAAGAGATCGTTGACCGATCACTCATGGAAAACTTAAAGGATGAGATGGGCAAGCGGGACCAATTCCCCGTTAGGGAGGCGAGCGGCCATGAGCGAGCAACCCCGCTTGGGTTGCGATGGCGATGGCCGATTGCGGTTCGTCGAAGCGAGCACCTTTAGGTGCGAGTGAACGGCGAGCCTCTGGACCGGCACGAGATCGGCGCATGATCAATGAGGGAATCCGTCTAAAATCTAGCGGCAAACATGCGGCGCCAGACGGATGCCGATAGCGCACCAATCCCGCCGCTCAGAGGCAGCCCTGACGCCATGACCACCACCGCCAGCCAGGATGATACCCGAACGGCGCCAGAGCGGCCCACGGCAGCGCACAGCGAAAAGCGACGCCAGATCGCTCCGGCATCGCTCTTCCAATCAATCGCCTCGGTTATCGCTGCGCCAGGAACTCGCCGCTCCGACGATCATTGACCCACGGTTGCCAGTTCGCATCCCGCAGGCAGGCCAATAGCTGACGAGCCGATGCGACCTGTAATGTCCGATAGATGGACGCCAGATGCACCTTGACCGTCGATGGTGACAGATTCATCTGACGAGCTATCGTTTTGGTGTCGTGGCCACGTTCAACCAACCGGAATACCTGGCGTTGCCGGGAAGTCAAAAGATCGGATGCCTTGACGGAACGGCAGACCGTGGCGAACTGCTCCGGCGATTGGTGCAGCTTCAAAGCATTGTTATCGTTCACGTATTCCAAAATAACCCCCATGGCTTTCAGCCTTGTTCTGAGATACCTTACAAAACTGAAATAACCAGGAAATGTTCCTATGTCAAGTGGCTATGGAGTCTCCGTCAGGAATATATCCTGGCTCGAAGTATAGCACCGTGTTCCGTGTCGAGACGGAGTCATGAAACCAAGTATAGCCAGACCGTTATTGTCAGATCAGCACGAGAATGCTATAATCAAGCAATGATTGAATCCGACCCCGACCCTCGATTGACCAGCGATCAACAGATCAGAGCCGATATCGTCAACACGGCCATCGAACTGGTTGATCTGATGAAGCTCGCCATTCAACGCAAAATCAAAATCGAAAAATCATTCCATACAGCCTTCGTCAACCTCTTGCATGAAATCGAATAAGCAATGAACAATATTCTCGGACAGACGCCCAACATGAGTCCATGGTTGCGGATATGGATCGAAGCCCTCGACGATGCCCGACCAAACTGGCGGGACGACGACACGCTCATGATGTCCGGTGACTCGCTCGCCAGGATCATGGATATCATTTCGGCATATCATCGTCGCACGATGCCGGACGACGATGACGAACAATCCATGAGTCCATGGTTGCGGATATGGATCGAAGCCCTCGACGAAGCCCGACCGAACTGGCGAGACGACGACGTGCTCATGCCTCGTGCTGATTGGCGAGCCAGGATCGTCGATATCATTGAATCCATCATCGTGCCAACGATGCCGGATCACGATGACGAGCAATCCAGCGATCAACCCTAAATAGAATCGCAGTCAAGACCTCGTCCCAGAGTGAGGCTGAAAACTCCTTTTAGAAGATTTGCGGAAATGCCGTCGAACATCTCACCCTTGATCGGCGGCATTTTTGCGTGCGCATCGTGATCAGATGATGCCGAGATGATGGCGTGATCCTAAATACCGACGATCATTTTGAGATAACATTCGCCATGGAATTGCAACCCGGATATCGCCTTTTCAGTTCAGAAGAACTTTACGCCGCCTTCGGAATGAGCGGCGGCGGCACGATCAACACCCTGACCGCCGCCGTCACGACATTGCAGTTCACCAGGCTCGTTAGCGAGCCTGCGGAAATCATCCCGCCACCAGGCGACGGCAAAATCATCACCGTCATCTCGTCAACCTATCAGTATATTCAAGGCACTTCGGTGTTCGGGCTGACCCACCAAACGAATCTCCGATACGGAGTCGATCCGCTGAACGCACTGAATTCAATCGCAGAATTCAACCCTGATCTTTCGTTGCCGCATGACTATACTGGCACACAATCAGGATTCGCCGGAGACAGTACCGATGACTGGAGCAATTCATCGATCGTGCTGACGAATGATGTTGAAGACTTTGGGGTATGGGGACCGATCACCTCGTCAACGATCAACGCACCCGGATCGGGATGGGCAATCAACGATACGTTTACCGTTGGCGATCCTGGCACGGCCACCGGCATCGTGGACACGGTCGATTTGAGCGGTGCGATACTGACCTATCATCTGACCAGCCCGGCGGGATCGTATACCACCTCCACGTCAGACTTGACGCCATCGTCAGGCATCGGAACGGATGCGACGGTCGATATCGTCGTGAGCACGCCAGCGACCGGTCACATGCGAATCGACATTTATTACACCATCGTGGCAAAGGCGACGTGATCCTAAATATGCGATGGAATGGCTGAACCAGATTATTCACGGCGATCTATTCGACATTTTGCCATCGATCCCCGACCAAACAATCAACGCAGTCATCACAAGCCCACCATACGCCATGCAACGGCGCAGCTTTTACGGTGGCGTCACGGAGGCCGACTATGCGGCATGGTCCGTGCGATGGATGCAGGCGATCAAACCCAAGCTCACCCACGACGGCAACGTCGCCATCGTGATCCGACCGCATGTCCATAATGGTGGCATTTCGGACTATGTGTTGCGCACCCGGCTGGCGCTCAGAGACGACAAATGGAACGAAGTTGAGGAACTGATATGGATCAAGCCCACGTCGGCGCCGATGGGTCACACCGGACGACCACGACGAGCATGGGAATCCATCCTTTGGTTCGCAAAATCACGCCAACCGTACTGCGAACCTCGTCCCGCTACCATCGCCAAGATGTCAGATCGTATCGGCATGCACGATTGCAAAGCCAAAACGGTCGGCTTGATCAAGGGCAACCAACGAGGTGGCATCTATTCAGGCATCGCACGAGTGCGTGACTATATCGAATGCGGAACCGGCGACATGATCCGGGAAAGCACGCCGCACCCGGCGCAGTATCCGGTCAAGCTGGCCGATTGGCTGATCAGAATGCTAAGCCCACCGGGCGGGATGGTCGCTGATCCGTTCAGCGGATCGGGCACCACGCTCGTGGCCGCTCGACAAGCCGGACGCCAGTTCGTCGGGATGGAAATACAGCAAGAGTACTGCGACATTGCCGCTCAGAGATTGGGGCAACCATGTGTCGTCACTGACGAACAGATAGGCGATGACATGGCGATCATGACCGGATGATGCGGGGATCATGAGCCGATGATATGGCGATGATGACAGCATTATACCCCGACGATGACCGAACGATGACAGCATTATACCCCGCACGGCGCCGCAGCGGTTCGAGCCGGGCCGGTGCGGCCCGCCCGGTCCCGTCAACATCCCCACCAATAGCGGCCATGTTTGAATCCTCGCCCGGCTGATAGCTCGCCAGCATCATGTCACCTATTCCCCGGACCACCGGAGGCATGCCAGCCGGTCACTGCCAGCCAGCGGCAACCTGCCACTGCCGGACATGCCGCAAGCCTCTGGCGTGCCCTCTGGCGCCACGCCATCGAGGCCATGTCATCGAGCAACCCGGAGATGGGATATCTTCGCTCGGTCAGGAATGACAGCCTGATATCAACGGGTTGAACCGCTCCCGCCCGATCATGACCACAACTTGACCACAAGCCAGCCTCGATGACACCTCGATGACCGGGCCGAAGGTTCCCCCCGGCGCACCGGACCATGGCCGAAGGCGCCACCCGAAAGTCAAATGTCCGCCGGAGCCTCCTGCGGTCCCGGTGCCGGACTCGTGCGAAAAATTTCCCCAATTTTTCCAACCCCTGATTTCCACCATCGTGAAAAATTTCCCCAATTTTTCCAATCCCAAAATTTCCCCAATTTTTTCGATCCCTTTTTCTAAAATTCCCCACCATCGAGCCACGATCATAAATACCCGATAATTTCACTCAGGATATTGAATTGCCATGACTGACGTACCAGCCGGATATGCTCCCGGATATTCACAAGGCGTTTGGAGCGTCGAAGCTCTGGTTGATTTGATTGTCGCCGTTGGCGCCAGCAATGATTTCGACGGCGCCACGATCACCAACTCGACGGTCAACTCTTCGGTCATCGGTGGCGCCGTACCCGCCGCCGCCCATGTCACCACCCTATCAGCGACCGGCACGGCCACCCTGGTGGCGATCAACGCCAGCGGCACAGTGACCGCCAATGGTTCCCTGGTTGCGGCCAATGCGGTCGCACTCTCGCCAGCGAGCCATAACGTCGTGATCAGCCCGACCGGTACCGGTGTGGTGACGATCAATCCGGCGACTCTCGGCACTCTCGACAAAATGACCATCGGTGGCGCTACTCCGGCGGCTATCACCGGAACAACCATCGTCGGCACGACCATCACGGCAACCACCTTGATCACGGCGACCCATACGCCAGCATCGTCAAGTGCCGCTGGCGTGGCTGGCACGGTCGCATGGGATGCCGGTTTCCTATATGTGTGCTCGGCAACGAATACCTGGCTTCGTGTCGCAATCGCTACCTGGTAAGATCAGATGACCGGTTCGATTGTTCCGCTTCCACGATGGCAGCTAATTGATGCGAATGGCGCTCCGATAGTCGGGGCGACCATCGCAACATATGTGCCGAACACGACGACGCCAGCCGCCACATTCCTTGACCAGGCTCTGGCCACACCGAATCTCAATCCCATAGTGACCGATGCCACCGGCTCGTTTATCGCCTGGGGGGCGACGGACTATCGCTATGTGGCGCATGATTCGGTTGGCAATTTGATTTTCGACGCCGACACGAGCAGCCCGTTGGCGGCAAGTGTCATTTCCAGTTTCATGTTGCCGGTTGTCGGCGCCGCTAATTCAACTCAGTTCCTAAATTTGTCAGGCACGACCGCAGCGATCAACCAGGCCGTGGCCAGTGTGGCAACCATCGTGGGACCAACGGGACCAGCAGGCGCCGACAGCACCGTGCCAGGCCCCACCGGCCCCACCGGCCCGCAGGGACCAGGCGCAAGCTCGTTGTTTGCGACCGTGCATGATGCCACCGGATCACGGGCATTCAACAACACCTATACGAACTCGACCGGCGTTCCGATGTTTGTTTCCGTTGCGTGTCATTCTGGCGGCGTTTCCTATCAGCCGTGTTCATTGATCGTCAACGGCGTCACCGTTTCGGTTGTGTGGTCACAAGACCCGAAGAATGGTGGCAGCCCGACCACCTTAAGCGTCTCCGGCATGGTGCCGATTGGCGCCAATTATGGCGTCACCGAATCGACATGGAGCGGGATTCAATCGTGGACGGAAACCTATTGATGTTTGAGCCGAATTCAGAACTCGAAACCGAAACAACTCCCGAGATCGTCGAGGCCATCGAGGCCAAAGAGATCAAACCGGCGAAGCCTCCGGTTCCGCTCCCGGTCAGGTATAGGGGCTTAGCCAAAAAGCCTTTCAGAAAGCGCAACATTCCTGAATTGCTCAGGCCGGAAGAGATTCTAAGCATGACTGGTACCGCCAAGGCGGGCACCATTGCGGCGATGGTCACACCGGAACAGATGCTTCAGAAAGCCGCCAGACGCACCTATTATCTGATCTATTGCGAGGCCATGGATTTGATGTTGAACGGCCAGACGCACACCGCAAAATATATTGGCATGAAAATGCTCTGGGAATTCGGCAACGGCATCATTGGCGGATCGAAGAATCGCAATCTCAAAAATCAGGGCGCCGATGTCGTGCCAGGCGTCACCAACATTCAAATAAGGGGCGTCAAGCCTCCGGTCCCAATCGATGACGCTGACACCGACGACGAAGCCTAAACGCACACGCAAACCATCGAGCACCTCGGGCTTAACGATCACCACGGTTGATGCGGGTTTCCCCGAGAAGTTCTTGCCGCTGACCTATACTCCGGCGCCAATCAAGGTCATTTTTGGTGGTCGCTCGTCCGGCAAGAGTACGGGCGTTGCTCGTACATTGTTGCTCATGGGCAAGCAATGGCCGATGCGGATTCTCTGTTGCCGAGAATTCCATAAGTCAATGGATACGAGTGTTCACAAGGTGCTCAAGGACGAGATATATGCGCTCGGATTGCAAGACTTCTATACGGTCAACAATTCATCGATCACCGGCAAAGAGATACCCGAGAGTCATTTTCCTGGCTATCAGATTCGCCAGACCGAATTCATTTTCATGGGCATCGCCAACAATTCTCAATCGCTCAAATCGACGCAGCTAATCACGACGGCATGGATCGAGGAAGCGCAGAACCTCACCGAAAAATCATGGATCGATCTAGAGCCGACCGTCAGGCAGAATTTGCCGGATGGTCGTGAGCCTGAGATATGGCTGACCTTCAATCCACAATTTTGCGATGATTTTTCATGGGAAAACTTCGTGTTGAATCCGCAAGAGGATTCCATGGTGGTCGAACTGAACTATCTGGACAACCCATGGCTACCGACACGATCCAAGGCTCTGGCCAATCGAGACAAGCGGAACAATTTCCATAAGTGGGAAAATGTCTGGATGGGCAAGCCGATGACCAATTTTATTGGCTCGGTTTACGAGGATTATCTCAACGATGCTTATACGCAGAATCGCATTTGTGAGGTGCCCTATGCCGAAGGCTATCCCGTCGAACTTTATTTCGATCTTGGATGGACCGATATGTGTTGCGTATGGGCGTGCCAGCGGTGTGACAACGAGATCAGGTTGATCGACTATTACGAGAATAAGCGCCGACCGGCGAGCCATTATATCGATGTCATGTCGAGTCGTGGTTATCCCATATCGAAATGGGTGCTCCCGCATGATGCCAAGCAAAAGGCCAGCGGCACCGGATTGTCGTGGGAAGACGTTTTAAGAAAGTCTGGCAAACCGCTTCGCATCTTAAAAAACCTTTCCGTCATGGATGGGATCAATGCGGCACGGGAACAATTCTCCCGAATGGTATTTGATGCTGATCGCTGCGCACGAGGACTTAATTGTCTCCGGCATTATCGTTTCGCTGAAGTGCGGGAGGGAGATCGGACGCAGGCTAAGCCGGTACACGACGTTTATTCGAATGGTGCGGATGCGTTTCGATATCTCGCCATCGGCGTCAAAACAAGAGAGCAGAAGCCATACGCTAAATATCTGGACCCATACCGGAACGTTTCAGGCCGTGGGGATTCATGGATGTCATTATGAGCGACAGAGATCAGGACGTTATTGAAGAGGCCCGTGAGCGTTTCAAGCGGTGCGCAGAATGGGAAAACGATTCCCGTGAGGCGTGGAAAGCCGACATGAGGTTCAATTATGGCGACAATTCAAATAACTGGCAATGGTCAGAGGCACAATACGGTGCCAGAACCAGAGCCAATCGTCCGTGTCAGACCGTCAACCGTGTCAAGCAATATACGCTGCACATAATCAACGACTCGTTGCAGAACAAGGCTTCAATCGAGATCAGGGCCGTGGGCGAAGGCGCCAGCTTCAAATCTGCCGAGATCATGAGCGGCATCGTGCGGCATATTGAATACATCTCTAACGCTCAGGACGCCTACTATCAGGCGAGCCATGATCAAGTGATTTCGGGCATTGGCTACTGGCGCCTGGAGGCCGATTATATTGATTCGCAATCGGATAGTTTCGATCAGGAAATCTATATTCGCCAGATCAGCGAGAGTCTTTCGGTCTATGTTGACCCCGACGTGCCTCGCAATTCCGCCGGACTGGAGGCCAAATTCGCATTTATCTTCAGTGACGTTGATCGCAAGGAACTCGAAAAGGATTACCCGAAAGCCACGATATCATCGAGCACCACGGTGCTGAACGAGAATGATACAGACTATCGTCAGATATGGGCTGGCAAGAGCAAGGTTCGCTGCGTCGAGTATTTCAGGATCGTGCACGATGCCGACACTCTTCATGTGTTACCCGATGGCCAGACCATGCGGGAGAGCGATGCCGACGATGTTAAATTGCTGCGCAAGCTATCGGTCAAATCTCGTGAGCTTGCGATTCCCAAGGTGGAATGGTTCAAGATCGCTGGAGATTCCGTGCTTGAAAAGCGCACTCTCGTCGGGCGGTTCGTTCCGATTATTCGTGTTTGCGGAACTGAAACAATCATCGACGGCCAGCTTGATCGTCGGGGTTTGATTCGTGACCTTATCGGCCCGCAGCAATCGCTTAACTGGTACACCTCGGGCGGCATCGAGTACGTTGCGATGCAAACCAAATCAAGTTGGACCGCTCCGGCGGAATCGATTGAAGGTTATGAAACTTACTGGAACACGGCGAACACGATCAACCATGCCGTGCTTCCCTATAAGGCCCTCGATGACGAAGGCAATGCGCTTCCCACGCCACAACGAGTCGATCCCCCGAGCTATCCGGCGGCATTTCAGGAAGGCCGAACCGCAGCCATTGCCGATATGCAATTAACGTCCGGGATGACCGAAGCTCTCATGGGCGATCCGGGAAATGAAAGGTCAGGTTCGGGCATTGCGGAACGGCAACGAGCGTCCGTCAATTCAACCTATGCGTTTCCTGACCGGCTCGCCAATGCGTTACGGGCGGCGGGCCAGATTATCATTGAATGGTTGCCGCACATTTATGACACTTCCAGGGTGCTTAAAATTTTGGCGCTCGATGGGACACAGCAGACCATTCAGGTTGATCCGAATCATCCGCAAGCGCACCAAGACGTGCCTGGCCTCGATAGCGAATCGATCAGCCCTCAGCAGGTCGCTGCGATCTTCAATCCATCGGTCGGGACTTATGATGTCGTTGCCGAAGTGGGACCGCAATTCTCGACACGCCGCCAGGAGGCTTTTAACGCCCTATCCGATATCATGGCGCAGAATGAAGGTTTGGCCAGCAGCGTCATGGACATATGGGCGTTGACCGCCGATTTTCCATATTCGGATGTACTTGCCGAACGATTCCGCAACATGCTCCCGCCGCAGGCTACTGGCCAGGTCAATCCGCAGGTTCAGGAACTTCAAGGATTGCTTGGGCAACAGCACATGGCGATGATTGAGCAACAAGAGAAGATCAAGCGGCTTGAAAGCAAGGCGCTAAACGAATCGGCGCAAAAAGAGATCGATATCCAAAAGGCTCGCACTGATCTTCTATCGGTGCTCGGAAAACTTGATCCGACCGGCGTGATTCCGTTGACCAGGGAATACATCAGCCAGCTAACCGGAAACCAGGCGAACGCATTGGTTGCGGCGCATGCCATCGAGCAGCAAGAGCTAGAGATCGCTCTAAAAGCCATGTTGCCATCGGGACCGGATCAGCCGCAATGACCATGAAAAAGAACAAGGTGGCGCACAACCGTGTCGCCAGCATTTGTCACGAGATCGCCCGAGAGATTTATGAGCAGAACGCCAAGAATAACGAATTTTTCCGATTGAACGGCGACGCTGACCTCTTCGTCAGAAACGTGGCGCCATATGTGCGGCCAATCGCCCGGAGAATCCTCGCCACGATGATGCGTGATCCGCTCGTCACCGAGGAACACAAGCGAGAGCTATATGACGCTTTCATGCTCGACGGCGTCATTGGCGAGACCGCCGACCTAAATTAAACCAACCATAGGACAATTTTATGCCAGACGACAAGCTAGCCCACATTCATTCTGAAATGACGGATAACGTCCACCTCACGGTTCCGACCGATGACGCAGACCAATGGGCGCAGCAATTCACCGACCCGGCCCCAACGGCGCCGGAGGACACCACGGAGGCGCCGGAGGCGGACACCGGCACCGATGATACCACCGATGCGACGCAAGCCGCTCAGGCCAGCCCGGAGGCTGATCCCGAGGCCAGCGATGTCCGGGACCGGCGCATAGCTCGCCTGGCCAACGATGTCAGAGAGAAAAATCGCAAGCTGGCGATGCAATCCCAAGAGATCGAACGCCTAAAGGGCATGCGACCGGAAAGCCGGGACCATGAGCTTGATCGTTTGGCCGATGAGCGTGCCGAGCAAAAGGTCAAGGTCAAGGAATTCGTCAGTGCGTGCGATTCGATCAACAAAACCGGCATCGCAACCTACGGTCAGGACTTCAGGAAGGCGGTCGATTCGCTGAATGATGTTTGCAGCGATCCGATTATGCTGAACGGCATGTTGGAAGGGATCATCGAGGCCGGAGGCACCACCGAAGGCGCAGCGATCATTAAGCACCTTGGCGAGAATGTTGACCTTTTGGAGGATATCGTTGCCATGGCACCGCACCGTCAGGGGGCGGCTATCGCCAAACTGGCGGCGAAGCTAGCGGCGCCGAAGACCAGGGCCGTCAGCAAGGCCCCGGCGCCAATCAAAGCGGTATCCGGCAACGCCAGCACGGCGAGCGGTGTTGACCCCATGAAAATGAGCATGGATGAATTTGCTAAATGGAGCCGCAACCGGGACATCGAGCGAGGCCGGATTCACTGATCTTCACGATGCTTTTCATCATCGCCACGGTTGTGATTTTATATCATGACCGTGGAATATATTGATCGGCGCTAAATAGCGTCAGTTCGTTTACGGAATCGCATATCCGATGGGTGGTAACCTCAAAATATGCTGACGTTTACGGAACCGTATATCCGATGGCCGACCTCCCCCCTGAGTGTCAAACATTTTTCACTCAAGGACACATTAAATGTCAAATACACTTCTCACCGTGGATTTTATCACCCGCAAAGCGGTCAGCATGTTCGTCAACTCGAACGCATTTTTGCAGACCATCGACCGTCGTTACGAAAAGGATTATGGCCAGGACTTCAAAATTGGAGGCACGCTCAGAATTCGTCTCCCGGTAGACTATACCGTAGGCGTTGGCCAGTCTGTTTCACCACAAGCGACCGTCGAGCAGTACACCACGCTGACCGTTGGCACACAGAACAACGTTCCGTTGTCATTCAGTTCAGCCGACTACGCTCTGAGCATCGATGATTTTACCGACCGCTTCCTCGCCAAGGCCGTGAACGATCTTGCTGCGACCGTGGCCGCCAACATCATGTCAATGGTCGATTGCGGCAACACCGATATCGGTGCGGTCATTGGTATCCCGAACTTCGTTTCAAACGTCGATGGATCAGGCGACATCATCAGCCCAATTCAGTCAACCTGGCTGAAAGCCGGTGCCAAGCTCGACAAACTTTCCGCTGACAGAATGAACCGGACTTCTGTGTTGTCACCCGATACTCAGGCAAACACCGTGGCGTCTTTTGCAGGACTCTTCAACCCGACCACAATGGTATCGGAACAATACAAAACCGGATCGATGGGCGGCATGATGGCGTTCGGAATTCGTGACTGGCGCCTTGACCAGACCGTCCTGGCGCACACCACGGGCACCGGCACCGGCATGGAAATCGACGGCGGTACCCAGACGGGTACCACCATTACGATCAAGAGCCTTTCGGGCACTTTGCTTGCTGGCGATATCATCACCATCGGAGCGGGCGGACCCCATGTGAATTCCGTGAACCGCTTGACCAAAAAGTCTAATAACGAACTGGCTCAGTTCGTAATCACGGCGAACGTTGGGAACGGTGGCACCACGATGCACATTTACCCGGCGATCACTCCGCCATCGGGTAGCAACCCGGTGCAGTACCAGACGGTGACGACCTCCCCGGCTGATTCCGCAGTGATTACTTTCGTCACCAAAGCGAGCGAGACCTACTATAAGAATCTCGTTTACAAGCCGGAAGCGTTCACCATGGTAACGGCCGACCTACCACTGCCACGCAGCGGTGTGGTCAAGGCGTCACGTGCGAATTACGATGGCGTTTCGCTTCGCATGATCGAAGGATATCAGGTACTTGACGATCTTTTCGTTACGAGACTGGATATTCTCTATGGCGCAACGACCCCTAAACCTGACTGGTGCGTCATTGTTGCCGATGCAGTATTGTAACGGTTGAATCGGTTTCACTAACCGCTCAGGAATTGAGCCAGTCTCGCAAGAGGCTGGCTCTTTTCATAGGCGCATGGTCAACCCCACCGATTCCTAAATACGAGGATACGTTCAAGGTATTCTCTCGATGTCTGCCCAAGGTACCATCACCACACCAATCGATCTAATTCAACAGTGCTTCCAGATTTCGTCCGTGTTCGGCCAAGGCCAGACGCCAGCGGCGGCGGATGTCAACCGTGCGTTTATCCAGCTTAATGCCATGATCAGCCAATGGTCGAGACAAAGATGGCTCTTGTTCCATCTTCAGGACGTTTTCGTTCTGGGATCGGGTGCTCAAAAGTATAGTGTGGGGATCGGCGGCGACATAGACACGCCACGGCCCGACCGCCTCGAATCGGCCTATGTGCGCCTCGTTCAAGGATCACCAGGCAATCCGGTTGATTTCCCGCTCGCAATCATTCCATCCTATGAGAATTATTCTCAGGTATCATTGAAGAAATTGAACTCGTTTCCGGCGGCGATCTTTTACGATTCGGCATGGCCATTGGGTTTTATCTATCCTTATCCGGTCGCATCGAACCAATACGAGATTCATATCATCATCAAAGCAGCGATCAACCAATTTGCACGTTAACAACTCAGATCAACTTGCCACCCGAATATACCGATCCGCTTCTCTGGAATTTAAGTGCGAGGCTCAGGACTCTTTATGGGCAAGGCCCAGACCCTTCAATCATCGCACTCGCCAAGACATCGCTATCCGTGCTGCGTGGCGCCAACGCTCAAATATCCGCACTTAATTTCCCGTCAGACATGCCGGGCGGATCGTCGGGCTTTGATCCCACGATGGGCAATTTTAACGGCTTGCCGTGGGGGATTTGATCGATGCCATCTAGTTTCGTTCCCCTGACCGGCGGCGCATATGAAACCCGTTCCCTTATCGGATCGGCGCAGAGATCGGTCAATTTTGTTGTCGAACAAATCCCCGCCCAACAGGGCGAGCCGATCCAGTTCATTCATTTCCCAAGGCCTGGTTTAACACTTGAAGCCTTCGGCCCTAATGCGACCTTCGGATGGCGTTGCCTCTATACATCCAGCCAAGGCGACCTATGGGGCGTGAACGGAAATCAAGTCTTTTGGATTGAAGAGTCTGGCACCGTCAACCTGGTCGGAACACTGACACCGTTGACGCTCGATGACACGGCGCCTCGTTATGATCCGGTATCCATGGCTGACAACGGATCGGCGCTCTTGATCGTTGACGGTAGCTCGACGGGCTGGCACGCCAACGTGATCACGCATGACGAATTCACGCCATTCAGTGCCGCTACCTCGCCGCTACTGAGCGGGTTTTTAGGTGGGACCAGAGCCGAATATTCAGATACTTTTTTCATTCTGAATTCGCCCGGAACGTTTATCTTCTATACGTCGGGATCAGAGGCGATCACATTTAATCCGCTCGATTTCGCATCGAAGGTTGCGAAGCCCGATCCGATTCAGATTTGCGTCATCGTGCAACGGGTGCTCTGGCTGATCGGGACACAATCGATAGAGATATGGATCAACAGCGGCGGCTCAGGCAGCGGCGCACTGGTCAACAATACGTTCCCATACGAGGCACTGCCGACCGCTCAATTTGATATCGGATGCGTGGCGCCGTATTCGCTCGCCCGTGGCACCAATGAAATTTTCTTTTTGTCACTCAATCAATGGGGAAAAGGCCAGGTCTTGAAAGGCATGGGCCAGAATATCACGGAAATCTCGACCTATTATATCTGTCACGAGATCAGCACGTATAGCCGGATCGATGACGCCATCGGCATGATATTTCAGCAAGCCGGTCACTTACAATATTTTCTGACCTTCCCAACGGCGGACGTGACATGGGTATACGATCTAAGTAACCAACAATGGCATCAAGAGATGTGGCAGGATGAAAACGGAAAAGAACACCGGCATCGTGCGAATTGCATTTCGGCGGCATATGGCAAGGTCTATGCGGGCGATTGGGCCAACTCGAATCTTTACAGCCTTGACCAGAACAACCACACCGACAACGGCCAGGAGATTGTTTGCATCCGTGCTTTCCCGCATCAAATCGATGTCCAGGGCAACGCCAGAATAAACTTCAAGTCACTGATCGCCAGAATGCAAGTCGGGTCACCGCAAGGTTCACCGAACAAGGCGCCATTCCTGAATACCAGTTTCCACGCCACCGATGGAACTTTACTTCAGAGCTATTCAAACCCGAATGATCTTGGCGCCACGTTCGTGAAAATTTCAGGCGAAACCGCCGTGATCCTGAATGATGCCGTGGTGGGATCGTTGGGCGGCAGTGCGCTCTATTCGATCAGCGGCACGGCCACCACGGCGGACTATACCTTGACCTACCTGGCGAAGCCTTCGGCCTATGACGAGGTGCAAGCAAGCGGTTCCGAGATATTCGTCATCGGTCGGGCGAATTCCAGCCATAACGGATACCAGGCATCGGTCACGAGCGACGGCACGGCATACAGTGTCAACCTCGTGGTCATGAACACGGCAACCACGGTCACGCTGGCGCTTGGAAGCCTCGCCAGCGGCTCTTTTACGGTCACGCTTACGATGCAGGCTCAGGCGATATCGATCACCATACAGCGCAGTCAGGACGGCAACTGGCTATCACCGGCTGGCCTATGGGTTGGTTCGTTCTCGACCGCCATATCAATCGAAGATTCAACATACCAGGCGATTGGTTCAAATCTCTTGGGCGGCACGTGGGCGTCGTTCTGACATGCCGTTTTGGATGCGCAAAAATGGCGGGGATTGGAATGCCGATGCGACCGCCGATCCCGCCACGAAAACCGGAGGCTATCCGCTAACCGGACTCTTCGAGCCGCTGATCCCGTTCGGCCTGGTTGATAACATCACTCTGACCTATAACTTTGGATCGTCGGCGTTCACATATATTCCGCCATCGGGATTCACCGGCTGGCCGAATGCGGCCAATACCGGATTCACGCATTTTGATGCGACCACGTTGCAAGGCGATGTCACCATTGTTCCGGCGACCAATAACCTGAAGATCACGTCCGGCTCGACCAATGGCCTGGCGTTTTGTGTCACGGCTGATCAGCAAGGCACCGGCTCATTTTATTGGGAGTTCACTTTCACCGCTGGCGACATTTTCACGACAACATCCGGCGGCGGCGTCGGCATCGATGGCGCAGACCTCAATTTCATCGTCGCTGGCGAATTCAGCCTAAGCGACCCGAACGGCGGCGCCACGATCCGCAGCGGCTCAATCGTCGATAACCAGACGCTATCGGTTTGGATATCCGGCGTCGAGGTGGCGCACAATTTGTTTGCCTCGTTCGTGCAAGGCGATATCTTGTCAATAGCGGTCACGCTCGAAAGTCTGATCCTGCCAGGTGTCTCCGGGACCGGCGAGGCTGGCACCATCGGCGTCGATATCGTCGATATTCCAACGATGACCATGACCGGCCTATTTGGCACGGAACTTTATCAAGAGATCGGCAGCAATAACCTATCGCTGCGATGGTCGGATGACGGCGGCAACACATGGGGCAACCCGCTCTTGCTTTCCATGGGATCACCAGGCGCCTTCAATTCGTCGCTGATCTTTCAAAATCTCGGATATTCGAGAGATCGTATCTGGGAACTTTCTTTCGCCAGCGATGGCAATTCGGCACTCGCCGGAGTCTTTGAAGTGGCCGTCACGGCTGACAGTTAAGGCTTGCGCATAAATATCGTCATGACAAGTGTTTTAATTTCCGAGACCAACACGAACCACCCGCCCGAGTCTTACGCTCTGGCGACCGCTGGTCAACTGGTACCGTCCGATGGATACAATCCGCAGGGCATTAGTCCGTTGCGAATTCGTGAACTCCAGGTCAAGGTTGCGCTGATACTGACACCATATTTTGCGTCGATCATAGGCCGTCAACGGCAATCTCTTGAAGCCGATCCGCATGATTTAAGGCTGGCGTCAAACGTCGTCGAGATGGCCGACACGGCGGCGGGAAAACTTCAAACGCTATCACGGAATTCATTCTGGCACGCCGTCACGATGAGCGATGAATGGTTGAATACCGCCATCGGTATCATCGGCACGCATTTGATGACCGCCGTTCATGTCGAAAATTTAGTGCACGCCGACAACCACCCGGACGTGCCAGAAGCCAAAGCATACAAAACCAAATACCAGGGATCATAACGAGATGGGATCAATCACGACCGCAATGACGACAAGCAGCAAGGCCGAATACATGGCAGCCGCCCATTGCATAAACGCAACCGTCACCGCAACGGCGAGTTCGTCAACTTCAACCTCATATACCGCAGCGTCGTCACTGGCTGGAATCGCAATCGGAATGACCTTCAGCGGCACCAATGTCGGAAGCGGTAGCGTTGTCGCTGCGATCACAAGCGCATCGGCATTCACGTCATCGGTTGCGAGCACCGGTTCAATCTCCGGCGGAACGCTAACCTTCGTTGCCGATCCGCTTTTCGTGGCGTTGATCATTCCTTCGCCAGCCGGAACATACGGCGCCGCAAGCGTCAACTTCACCGATATCACCGGCAACACGGACGAGGTGTCTGGCACCGGCTATACCACGGGCGGACTCTTGTTGACCAATGTTTCGCCGGTCACGAGCGGCACGACCGGTTATGTGAACTTTAGTCCCAACCCTAGTTGGACAAGCGCAACGTTCTCAACGGCGGGTTGCATGATTTACAACACGGTCGCTCGCAACGGCGGAACCTCCGGCACGAACACGGTCGGCGGCGGACGAGCACTCGGGGTTTACAGCTTCTCGGGAACCCAGACCGTTTCGGCAGGCGTACTCACTTTGATCATGCCATCGGCCACGAGTTCAACCGCCGTGCTGCGCATTTCGTGATTTGAGGAGAGAGCGCACTTAAATGCGTTCTCGCATTGAATGGCAACCTGGAACACAGCCTATCCGGGCTTTACCTATTCAAACGGCAATCTAACAGCGACATCGACTCAGCTTGGCCATGCCGTGACCATCGGTGTGGCGGTTGATCTAACGCATTCAAAAGTCTGGTTCTACAATCCCGCAACGAAGTTGTGGAACAATGCGGCGATAGGAAGCCAGAATCCGGCGACCAATACCGGCGGATCAACGATATCCGGTATCGGCACACCGCTATTCCCGGCATGGTCGGGATTCTTTAGCTCCGGGATTGCCGCTGATATCGTGATCGCCAACTTTGGCGCAACCGCTTTCTTCAACACGATGCCATCCGGGTTTTCGACATGGAACACATTAGCCGGTGTCACCACATGGAATCCCGCCGATAAGTCTGCCAGTATCGCACTATCGAATGGCAACCTCACGGCGACGCAGGGGACGAGCGGCTCCTCGTGGCAATCGGTCAGAGCGAACACAAGTTTAACCTCTGGCCTCGCCTATTACGAGTTGAATGCGTTTCAGGTCGATACCGCTGACGGCTGGATAGCTGGCGTCGCCAATGGTAGCGCCAGCCTCGCCACCTTTATCGGAGCGAGTGCCACGGGCGGCGGCATTCAGACCCAGGGATCAAGCTATAATCTCGCCAATGGCAACGGAACGTTTAACCAGCTATGGGCGTCTACGCTGGCGACGGTTTCGCATAACTCCGGCTTGCTATACTTTGAAGTCAAGGTCAACACGGTTGACGCAAACTCAGGCTTCACGTTCGGCCTCGCTAATGCGACCTTCAACACGATTGCCTTTTTCGTCGGCCAGGACAATAACGGAATCGGCAACCAACCGGTCACGAACGCTATTCTACGGAACGGTTCAACCATTGGCACGAATTCTTCCGCCGCTGGCGTCACGGTCGGAATAGCAACAGACTTCACGAATCAGAAAGTTTGGTTCTGGTCCCCGACGACATCGCAATGGAATAATGCGGCGATAGGAAGCCAGAATCCGGCGACCAATACCGGCGGCTTGGCGATCACCGCATTGGGCGGCGCCGGTACCCAACTGTTTCCCGTATTCGGCGCCAGGTTCATTGATGCCGCCATACTGAACAGCGGAACGTCATCCTTCGCCAACACGGTGCCCTCGGGATTCTCGTCATGGGACGCACCGGTAAACGTCAACGTCAATCTGATCGGTGTGGCCGGTTCAGGATCACCGGGAACCGTCAAGGTCGAGATTGACAAGAGCCTGACCGGAGTCGCCGGGTCCGGCGCCGCTGGCATCATCGCAGTTCTCACGAATAACAATATCCTTGGCGTAGCAGGCACCGGCCATGCGGGAACGCTGGCAGCCAACCCAGAGGCGGTCATGATCGGCGCCGCTGGCATCGGTCAGGCCGGGACCATGACCGCCTCTATCACCATCCAGATGGCTGGCGTAGCAGGCATCGGTCAGGCTGGCCTCGTGGCCGGTAGCGTCGGCGGCATATCGATCCTCGGGGTTGGCGGAACCGGCCACCCTGGCACCATCATGGTTGAACTGACGCCAACCCATTCCCTTACCGGAGTCTTCGGGGTTGGATCGGCTGGCGCCATGGGCGTCGCCATCGATGTCATACGAGTGAACGTGCCGTTAATCGGTGTGGCCGCTACTGGCGCCGCTGGCACCCTGGCGCCGTCACTGACGTTCAGGTTGCTTGGCGTAGCTGGCGCCGGTCACGCTGGCGTCATGGCCGCTCTGGCGACCATGCCGGGATTGACCTTCGCTGGCTTGTCGGGAACCGAATTGCCAACCCATACCGATGACATTTATTTTTCGGTCAGATGGTCAGACGACGGCGGGCAGACATGGGGCAACCCATTGGTGCAATCGCTTGGCAGTACTGGCGAATTCCTCTTGTTTCCGACGATCAAGAATTTGGGTCAAGGCAGGGATCGAATTTTCGAGATTTCCTTATCCTCGCCAAAAGCCACGGCATTGTCGGGCATCTTTATCGAAACCGAGATCGCATCGTCATGACAAATCCGATCAGCCCCATTGCCGTCACTCAATTACCGCCAACATCAGAGCCATTTGTTGACGGCAACTATTACATCACGGTCGATTGGTACCATTGCCTTTTCGCTCTGTTTCAACGATCCGGCGGTACTGGCGGCTTCGATATCGCCACCATAAGGACGACCGCCGATGATGCACTATTGCTCGCATCGGTGACGGCGACTAAGGAGGCTGCAACCAATATCCTGGCGACCGATGCCAATGCGACGGCGATCACGGCGAGCACCACGGCGAACACCGCAGAAGCAATTTCAAATTCAAATGTCATCGCCATAACGACAATCAAATCAGCGGCGCTATTCAAGAGCGATAATCTCTCGGGCTTGACTGATCCGGCGCAAGCACGGGCCAACATCGGCGCCGATACTTTTCCGCTGATATTCAACATCGATTCAGCGGTATCCGGGATCAAGCAGTGCATTCCGCTCTGGCGTCCGATGACCTTCGACACCAATTTCATAGGATCGGCTGGTTATTGCATGACCGCTCCGACCTCGAATCTGACAATCAGCATAAACTATATCAGAAGCGGAACCAGTTTCACCATCGCCACGATGACATTTTTCGCTGGCGGACAAATCGCTTTCTTTACTGCGCAACCGCCATTCAGCACCGAAGCGGGCGACATACTGACCTTGACCGGTGCAGCCGATGCGACCTTCGCCGGAGCCGGAATAACCTTGCTCACGATTTTAGGATAATCCATGCGAAATTTTCTAAGGATTGCTCAGAACGTCAACGTCTCGCCATTGGCGCACGCATTGATTCGCAATCCGCACTTATGGAATGCCGATGAGTTCCGCACCACCTTTCCCGGCACGCCGCATATCGATGTTGACGACATATTGTTGCGGTTTTCCGATACCACTAAATGCGACACGACAACCAAGGTCATCGGGGATGATTTCCCGATATGGCTTCCCGCCGCTGAAACTTTATTCCCGCATTGCGCTGATATCGTTTTCGGATTGATGCGAGAAATCAGAGCGTATCAACTTGACCGCTTGATTGTGTCCCGCATTCGGCCAGGTGGTCAAATACTCGCTCATGCCGATAACGAGGGTGCGTACGTCAACACCGATGACCGGGCACGATATCATGTCGCCATTCAAGGCTATCCGGGATCACTTTATCATTGTGGAAGTGAAACCGTGCAAATGTTGACCGGCGAGATATGGTGGTTCAATGCTCACGAAGTTCACTCAATCCAGAATAATTCAGTCGAGGATCGTATTCATTTGCTCGTCGATGTCAGGACGAGATGATTACCTATCAGACTGAACCGCTCGCCACATGCCAGCACGAGATCAATCAACTTTTGTTTGCGCACTATGACGAGATCGCACTTGATCAAGACACCATACCGCTCGATCCCGATTGGCAGGCTTATCAGAGCCTTGAAGCGCAAGGCAAACTTCACATAACGACATGCCGCAAGGATGGCGTGATCATCGGCTATTATGTCGCCAGGGTGGACACGTCTCCGCACTATAAGTCAACGCTCCATGGTTTCGTGGACGTGTATTTCATCCTCGCTGAATATCGTTTCGGCAAAGTTGGATTGAGCCTCTTTATCGAGGCTGAAAAAGCCTTGAAACATCGAGGTGTCGTCAAGCTCTCGTCGGGCACCAAGATTCACGACAGCAACCGTACCGGTAAGTCATTGGATGCGTCAAGGCTTTTCAAGTTCCTCGGTTGGCGAGAGATCGAACGGCTTTACAGCAAAATCCTCTGACTTAACCGATGCGAGAGTGATTCAATAAATACCCGATATACATTCGGGATTTTAGTTAAATGGTTGCAGCAGCAATAGGCGGATCGGCAATAGCGGGACTCGCAGGTTCGGCGTTATCAGCGGGTGCGGCGGGTAGTGCGGCATCGGCACAGGCGGCGGCGCAGCTTAAAGCAGCCGAGATACAGCACGATCAATTTGAGCAAACCCTCGGAAACCTTCAACCGTATAACAATGCCGGTCAGACCAATCTGGCAGGGTATCAGAACTTTTACAATTCGACCAATAGCGCATTGAACAATGCCTCGGGCATGGCGCTATCGCAGGTTCCCAACGGCGCCTCTATCGCTCAGGCCGTCACCAGTTCGCCAGCGTATCAGTTCAATTTGCAACAAGGATTGCAGGCGACACAAAACAGTGCCGCCAGTCGTGGCCTCGGGGTTTCCGGTGCGGCGATCAAGGGTGCGACGAATTATTCGACCGGATTGGCGAATACATATTTTCAAAATGCGTTCAATAACCAGCAGTCGATTTACGGCGACTATCAGAACAATTATGGAAACGCATTGAACACCCAGAATGCGACATTTAGCCAGCTATCGGCGCCGATCAACCTTGGCGAAAACGCAGCAGCACAGGCCGGTAACATCGGCCAGCAAGCCGCCGCCGCTCAGGGCGGATATGTCGCCGGAGCGGGACAATCGACCGCCGCAGGTATCACCGGAACCGCCAACGCATTGAATAACGGGTTGCAGCAACTCGGTAGTCTGCCGATGACATATATGGCGTACAACAATCTCTTGAATGGTGGCAGCGGCGCCAGCGGTGGCAACACCAATAGCGGGCCGACGACATTGGGATCGAATTACTGATGGTCGATGTCTCTTCAATTCTAACTCAAAACTTGCCACCGGTATCGAACCCACTCGATACGTTGTCGAAAGTTCAGGGATTGAGTTTGCAGCAGGCTCAGATTGCGAACACGCAACAACAACTTCAAAATCTTAAAACACAGAACGACACCGGCCAGCAAGCCTTGCAAGTGGCGAGAATGAACCGCCAGGCACAGGTCGCTTATGGTCTAAGCAATCTCTCGGATGACCAGTTAAAGGGCGGGCAACCCGTCAGGGATGCGCTCGATGCCGAACTGAGATCGGGAACGATTGATCAGAATACACACGACGTGATGATAAGCAATCTCCCGTCAGCCGACGCACCGGCCAGTGCCTGGCGTCAATCGATCAATTCGCACTTGATTGGCACGCTGGCGGGACCAGCGGCCATTCAGGCCGTGACCGGTAGCCCGTATCAAATCAACAATGGCGGTCAGGTCGTCGGCGGCGTGCAAGAGGGACCACTTTCGCCAAATGCCGGAAGGCTGAACACGAATGGCGGCGGTATTCCCATGGGATTGGGACCGACCACTATTGATCGTTACGATCCCAATGCCGGAGGCCCCGGCGTCGGCGGTATGGTCAAGGTTCCCATTGGTGGCACCTATGGCGTACCGCCTCCGGCGCCTGGCGCAGTGCCTTCGGTGCCCGGTATGCCGTCACAAGGCAACCCATTGATGCGGCCTATGCCACAAGGCACGGGAGGTGCGCCACCGCCTCCGGGATCGGCCACGCCTGGCAGCGGTGGCATTCCGATCAACGGCCCACCGGTAAACCCTTCAAGCGTTCCAACGGTCGCTGACCGTCCGTCAATCGGTAATTCAGCGGTTCCAAGATTCAACGATCAGACCGGAGCACCATACAATCCCGGCGACATGATCGTGCCGTCAGGATTGCCACCTAAATTTGATCCACAGACCGGAACATCATTGAACGGTTTCCGTCAGACCGGACGGCTTCCCCCACCGCCACCGATTGCCAATGTCACACCGGGTGCGGTTCCGCCACCGGTTCGCACCGCCGCCAATCCATTCATGTCGGCACCTCCGATTGGCGCAGCAGAATCGGCCACACAGAATCAACAAGCATTCCGTAATGCGCAGGTCGAGACCGCCGCACTTCCATTGCAAAATACACAATATAAGGAAGCGTACGACGCCATTGCGAGATTGAATCAAACCGGAGTACTTCCGACCACGGGAATCGGCGCAACGGCCATTGCAAAGGCAAGGCAAGTACTTAGTGACCTTGGCGCATCATCGTTTTCGCCGTTGGTTGTTGATGCGGCATCGGCTGAAAAGTATCTCAGTATGGCGATTGCCAACAAGGCGCCGTCAAGCGATGCGAGACAACAACTATTCGAGCAAAGCA